GCTGCTGCGTTTTTCAGTCTATCAGCTGATACATCATCTTCAGTATTAGTTATAATTTTTTCTTCTGCAACTTTTATCAGTTCGTTAACTGCTTTTCGCCCAGCTTGGATTATATTCTTCTTCGTCTCCTTGATATTCATATTTAATTGTAATAAATTTAGATAAAACTCTATATAGCCTTTCGCCATCAACTATAAACTCATACTCGCTATTTGGTGTAAAGCCTACAAGTTCATTAACGTTTACGGTACCATCAGAATATTTAACAACACCTTGTAACGGTTTTTCAGTCTCAATATTAAATTTGTTTGTAGCTTTTAAAGGTTTTACAAAACAATAACCTTTTGGTGCTATCCAATATTTGTCTTTTTTATATAAAAAGATTTGATCGTGATTTACAAAGTAAGTATTTTCGTTAAAATAACTTCTACTGTTTTTTTCTACACCGTGTTGATTGTGCCATCTTCTAAAAACGTTATGATGTAATATAACTGTATCTCCTGCTTGTATATCTGTATGTCCCGCTATTGGTGTTGATATAACAGTTGCTTCTCTGTTGACGTATTGATGGTTAAATATTTCAGTATTAAGTATCAACTCTGAATCTCCAACTTTTTTAGTATTATTATACCTACTACCTTTTGGCGTTACAACAAAGTTGTGAACGCTTTTCATTAGTATTCTAGATTATACTCTACAGACACAGCCATATTTTTGTTAAAGTCTTTCCAAGGCAAAACGTCTTTTCGTTTTTTAATATAAATAGAATACTTATCTTCTTCTTCTATTATATCACAAATAGTATGCCCACCATAAACTTCTTGACCAACAGCATAGTGCATAGCGTCGTTCTTATAGTCTTTACCTATACTAATCTTTCTTATCAGCTTCGCCATTGTCAGGGTAGTTTATAGTACCGTCTTGTATGTTAATATCAAAAGTTCCATACTCTTTTTCAAACTCAGATTGTAAAAGAGTTAATTCATCTCTTAAACCAGCAATACCGTGTAATATCTCATGTTTTTGTAGTTCTATAGAACCTATTTGTAGTTGAGATTTATTTATTTTATTTACAGTATCTTGAACTTTCTGAAGCTGCTCAACCGTAATTTTTTCTGGTTTAGACTTTAAGTCTACTATTTTTTCTTTTTTTGCCATTTTATTTAATTTAAGTTAATTTATTTATTTTTATATTTGACCGAAGTACGCTATTATACCACCGTCAGTATCATCTGTGTTTAAAGAAACAGAACTCCAAGTACCATAAATAGTAGTTCTTGATAATAACTTGTTGCCATTTGCGAAAGTCTGTCCACCAGCACCAACGTTGTCAAGACTACCAGGTCTTGTAAAAGTTAAAACATCACCATCACCAGCGCTAAAGTTACCCGTTGTAGATATTTCTTTTGTGTTATTACCATCTGGATTTAAAGCTAAAACTGTTTCTAACAAAACACCAGCAGCTGAATATATTTTATCTCCAGGTTTTATACCGCCATTAGCAGCGTTTTCCTCATCAAATATAATTTTAGCAGCAGATGAAACAGCACCGTTAACAGTCCTAGTAAATCTACCAGTTGATCCAGCTGCTGAAACAGTGTTAAAGTCTCTAGTAGCATCTACAGCTACTAAAGAGTCAAGTACAACTACGTTAGTTTCGTCACCTATAACTTGTATACCTATAATAGCTTGTCCTTCAGGAGCCACAATAGTATTAGCTGCTGTGTCAGCAAAAGCTGATCCTGTAATTCTTGATATAAAATCTTGTCCTAATAATCCCATAATTTTATTTTTTTACTTTTTCAAATGATCGACCGCCAAAATAAGCACCGATCACAGTTATTAATACTAATTGTAATAAATCTACCCACGTGTCTTTAACATCAAAGTTTATAGCACCGGCATCAATAAATATTAATAACATTGTACATATTATTAAAAATATTAAAACCATAGGCCTAACATTTTTACTAAGCCATGAGTCTGATTTTAAATCTGCTTGCCAACGGGCAGTGATGTTCTTTTCCATCTCTATCTCGTATTGAGCGATTAATTCTTTTATTTTTTGTTCTGCAGCTAGTTTTTCTTCGTCAGAAGTGTGTAAACCATCTATAACACCACCTACGCTTTTAACTAGGTCAGCTGCGCCACCTGTAAATAATTTGTCTAACATATTTTTTTATTTTAATATCCTCCTCCGCCACTGCTTCCGCCGCCACCAGTAGTTGTTATACTAGGCCCACCCATTGTTGGTGGTGATGGTGGAGGTGGAGGTGGTGCTGAAAAATTAGCACCAGTAATAGCATTGTTGTGATTTGTACCTCCCATATACCCTGTAACTCCTTGGTATTGATGAGTATGATATCCTGTTAAACCAACACTAGCAGCCCAGTCTAAAGCCTCTTGTATTGTACTAAACAAAGGCACACCTGATATATTTGTTAATAATCCCATATTTATTTTTTTGCAAACTTTTCTAATCCACTTATACCGAAGCAACCAATTACTACAAATACAAACGAATCGTATATAAATTCATTAATTACTAAGTCTTTGCCAAAATAACCTGTAATTAAGTCTACTATCATAATCACACACATTATTGCAAATGCAATAAAACCTACAATAGATTTTTCGTTCCAGTCATTATTGTCTTTAAACACTTCCATGCTCATTACCATTATTTGCTTCTTCTTCCCACGGAAAACCTTCAAATCCTGCTTCTCTCCACTTACCGTAAACTAATATCATATCTTTTCCATTTATAGTTTTTCTTGGAAAAACCTCGCCATTATAAGTAATACTGTTATCATCATAAGCTAATTTACCTAACTTCATATCTGTTGAGTGTCTCATTTCATGATTTATTACTTGTCTTTCTTCTTCACTACCAGGTATTATTTTATCACTAATAAATATACTACCATCCATATTAGCTTCACCAAGTATTCCTTCAGCTAAAGGTTTTCTAATAACAGGCGTACCAGGTACTGAAGCATCACTACCAGCCTCGCCACCAAACTTAAGTTTAGAACGCAAGCTTCCATATGTCATTTGCGGCTGTTTCGCTTTACCTAGTTTAAATCCCATTATGCTTTTAATTCTTTTAATTTTTGTTTAAGTCTTTTTACTTGAGATATCATTTTACCTTTTTTCATTGTCATTTTCTCACTTGCAATATCTTTTTCTAAAAACTGTATTCTGTCTTCTAAGTCAATTATAACTTCTTGTTTACTACCTCCAGTAATCTCTGTTCCTTTTTCTTTTTCTTCTTTAGACAAAGAAACTGTTTCATCGGCTTTAACTGGTGATACACCCATAAATTTAGCTATACTAGGTTTGTTACCAGATCGTAATGTAAATGCACTTTGTTTTTTCATCTTGTATTATCTTTAATCATATCATCTATAGCTTTGTTATAAACTTTATCTGTATATGATTTATTATTAAAAAATACACTACGCTCAGACGTTGGTAGATCTTCTTCACCTAG